ACGTAAAGCATGGAATAATATGATTGGCGGTTACGAGAGTCAAATAAGACCACAAGAAGGTGATCTATTATTCTTACCAATGACTAACTCATTCTTTGAGATTACATTCGTAGAGCATGATAAACCATTCTACCAGTTATCTAACTTACCAGTTTATAAACTTACGTGTTCACTCTTTGAGTATAACGATGAGAAATTTGAAACTGGCCTTGACGTTATTGATGATACTATGGGTGCAGAAGCTTATCTGGTTGGAATGGATGTATCTGTTACGGCTGCAGCGCACTTTGAGCAAGGTGAGGTTATAACACAAACCTTGGTTGATGCTGATGGCGATACTCCAGCAATTAATGTGTTTGGAACCGTTCAAACAATAGTTAAAACATCAGACACTGTTGCGACCTTAGGGGTATCTAATGTTGGTGTAACTGGTGCTAGTGATTATAGACAATTTGTGGTATCAAATACTAAGGGATTAGTTGGAGCAGAATCTACTAATACTTGTTACATTACTAAAGTATACGACGTAGGTGATAACGACACTGAAAACTTTATGGCAAATGATGGTGACGCTCAAAACGTAGCATTTGAAGTAGAGGCTGATAATTTTATTGATTTTACTGAATCAAATCCATTTGGAGACCCAACATAATGTTTGGAGGACACTTTTATCACGCCACGATGCGTAAATCCGTAGCTGTTTTTGGTACATTATTTAACAATATTAATGTAATTCGTAAAGCTGCTGATGGCGGTGTTCTTAATCAAGTTAAAGTTCCATTGTCATACGGCCCTAAGGAAAAGTTTCTTTCTAGATTAGATCAAGAGCATGGTAGGAATCAACCAGTAGCTTTAAAGCTTCCTCGAATGGCGTTTGAAATCACAGATTTAAGTATAGATGCTAATCAAAAATTATCTAAAATGAATAAAATTGTAGAATCTAATGCGTCTGATTCTACTAAAAAGAAAGTAATCAAACAATACACCTCATACGACATTGGTATGTCATTATATGTTATGGCTAAAAACCAAGATGATGGACTACAGGTAGTAGAACAAATTATTCCATACTTTACTCCAGATTATACCGTATCTATAAAGCCGGTTGATACTTTTGATTTTAAACAAGATGTTCCAATTATTTTAAATAGCGTTAATATATCAGATGACTACGAAGGTGATTACGCTACACGTAGAGTTCTTATTTACCAACTAGACTTTACAATGAAAATGAAATTTTATGGTCCTACTGATGATAACGCTAATATCATTAGAGAAATAAATTTAGATTTTGAAAAATTTGGGTCAGTTGGAGATTCAAATATATTCGAGGAAATGGATCTTACAGTTGCAGCAGACGATACTGCTGAAGACTTTACAGTAACTACTACGATTGATAATACACCAGCACATAATGGTTAACTATGGATAAATTAGATAAGATGCGCAATTCACTGGAAAAGAATCTTCCGGTTAAACCACAAGCGCCCGAAGTGATTGAAGAAAAAGACATAAAAGACGATTATGAATTTTCTCGTGACACTTACAGAGACTTAATTAGAACTGGAACACATTCATTAGATTCACTTGCAGAACTTGCTAGAGAATCAGAACACCCTCGTGCGTTTGAAGTATTATCTAAGTCTATAAAAGATATTGCAGATACTACAGAAAAACTGATGGCACTTCAAAAAGCAAAGAAAGATTTAAGCAAAGACGATAAGCAAGAAGAAGCTAAACGTGTGACAAATAATAATGTATTTGTAGGTTCTACTACGGACCTACAGAGAATGTTGATTGATAATAATAAGATTATAGATGCAGAAGATCAAGAATAATGAGTTTGGTTATCTAGGAAATCCATCAGTAAAACGAGATGGCGTAGAAACACAATTCACAAAAAAAGAAGTTATAGAATACGCAAGGTGCATGAAAGATCCTTCGTATTTTGCTAAGACTTACTTAAAGGTAATCTCACTTGATAGTGGTTTAGTGCCATTTAAACTATATCCGTATCAAGAAAAAATGTTTGATCATTTCAATAAGAATAGATTTTCTATTGTGCTAGCATGTAGACAGTCTGGTAAATCTATTTCATCGGTCGGTTATCTATTGTGGTATGCATGTTTCCACCCTGAGAAGACTATTGCGGTTCTAGCAAACAAAGGTGCTACGGCGAGAGAAATGTTAGCACGTGTAACACTGATGCTAGAAAACTTACCATTCTTTTTGCAGCCAGGTTGTAAAGCTTTAAACAAAGGTTCTATAGAATTTAGCAATAATTCGAAGATCATTGCTGCGGCAACCTCAGGTAGTTCTATTCGTGGTCTATCAATTAACTTACTATTCCTAGACGAGTTTGCATTCATTGATAATGATGCCCAATTCTATACTTCAACTTATCCGGTAGTATCGTCTGGTAAAGATACAAAGATTATTA